AATTGACTCCCTTGATGTTCTGGTTCAGAGGACAACGTGGACGACCCAAAACTGGGACTTCCTATCCGGTGTCGTGAAGGGCATCGAGTCTGAAGTAGTACCCTACCTCGAGTTGAATCTCGAGGATGAGAGGAAGGCTGGAGGCCCTCCTACGCCAGAGGACTTGCGTCCTCTGATGGGGAACATCAGTCTCATCCAGGAACCGGGGTATAAACTCCGGTTTGCTGCGAACCCGTACCGTGTTTATCAGTGTGCTTTGGAGCCACTGGGCACGGCACTATTCGACGCTTTAAAGAGGGTGCCGAATGACTTTACATTCGACCAAGAGGCGGGCATTGCATATGCCCAAGAACTCCTCACCCGCGGCTTTCAAGCTGTGAGCATGGACCTGTCTAATGCAACAGATCGTGCTCCATTAGATTTTCAGCTTGAACTCCTAAGCCGTTTGGGAGTCAGCACCCGTTGGATCCAGTTTTTCTCCGACTGTTGTCGGGGAGATTGGTTCACGCAAACCACACGACATGGCCCTTGGGAAAGGGTCAATTGGTCTGTGGGTTCTCCCCTTGGACTGTATCCGACTTTTGCCAGTTTTGCACTCTGGCATCATTCGGTTGTCCAATACGCCTTTTGGCGATTGGATAAGCCCAAGGTTGATGATCGTTACCCCTACGGAATCGTAGGTGATGACGTTTTCATCATGGATCGTGACGTCGCTAACCTCTATAGGCAGCTTATGGATTCCTGGGGTGTTGAGATATCCTTGGTGAAGACCTTGGATAGCAACACTACCGCCGAGTTCCTCGGTAGGATCATCACTCCTAATAGAGTGTATCATGGACTCAAATGGAAGGGTCGGGTTTCTGATGATTCCTTTGTGGATTTCGTCAGGAATATCGGTCCCGGGGCCTTGACATTGTTGAGGCCTCGCCAGAGGGCCATGATTGATTTCGTGGCGCCCTTGCCTGAACCGTACGGGCTGGGGTGGAACCCCTTGGGTCTTCCGGTTGAGGAAAGATTAACTCCGGCACTCGAAAGAGTGTGGTCCCGCGATGAACGGGTAGTCACCTTTAATCGGAGATCAACACGTGCCAATCGCCTATTCTACCATAGTGATAGAAGTTGGTGGTGGCATTCCACGTCACGTGAGTGGCAGTGGGATGTTGAAGACCTAGCCAACGACCAGTTGGCTGAGGAGGTTACTCAGACCCTACTCCCTGGATGGGAATCTGGGGAATGGATCTGGCCTAACCTACCCGAGATTGTTCGCCTAAGAAGCGAGACGTCCCGGGAAACCTCGGAGAAGCTCCGCCTTATGCTTCGACGATCCTCCTACACCGAAAGGCGTAGTGAAGTTTCAACACTGGTCGTGTTGGAGCGTAAGGCTCGTCATGTGCTGTCGCGGAGTCGAGGC